CCTACTTGTTCATTTGTAGCATCACCTTCCATATCAAAACTAATTTTTGATGTGGTTGTAAATTTTTTCATATTCGATACTTTATTTGTAATTACTGAATTTAAATATTCTGGTAATAAATAAGCTTTTGATGTAACTGTAAATGTTGATTTAATAAATCTTTCACCATCTTGATTCATTTCTGAGGCATCTGATACACTATCGATTGTACATAAGAATTTATTATTAGTTCCACCACCCCAATAGGTATGTGATTGGTCGACAAAAGATTCCACTAATGGATTCATTTGTTCAATGAAGTTTGTCCATAGTACAAATTCATATGTTACATCTGTATAGTTTGGCATTCCAGTTGTGATTACATCATAAGTTGGTTGAACTCCTTGTTGAACCGAAAATCTATCATATTGATTGTCTTTACTCCATTTATTAGCCCTAACAACATCTATATGATTACCTTTAACATCGTGTGGAAAAGATTGTCCTGATAAATCATTTCTTGCAATTTCTGTTCTTCGTAACATTATTAATGGAAGTATTAATGAATTGTTTTTATCTCTCAATACTCCTCTTTTTCTAACAGCTTTCCATCTTTCTTCATTACCATAAAATACAGGTATTTTTAGAGTTTCATTAGCTTCTCTAACCATTGGTTTCATTACATTCTTGACATGATTCAAAACTGCAGTATCAACATCTTTAAGTGTTATTGCATAATTATCTGAAAGATTATTACCTGGTATAATAGTTGTTTCCCTATTACCACGAATAGTTGTTCCTTTGGTAGATACTTCATTAGCTCTATTAACTAATTCCCTATTCACCACACCTTTGTTTGTAATTTTATTAACGGCCATTTCGTTTCCTCAATGCTTTTAGTTTATCTTTTTTAGTTTTAACTTTACCTTTAAATTCTTGTGATTTGATACTACTCATATCAGCTTTACCAATTGCAATCTCTTTTTTAATATCCACCTCAACGGCTTTTATACCTGTTTGACTTGGTGAATCAAAGTTATCTAATTTATTCATCAACTTACCCATCATCTGTTCCATTTGTAAGTTACCATTTGGTTCAGGTGTGTAAGTATGTTTTCTTTCACCATACACATCTTCATCATCTTGAACATTACCACTTACCTTAACTTCAGGTTTAGGTTTTTCTATAAAGTTAGGATTTGAAGTATCATATTTCGTAATTCTTTTTCCTGTTATTCTTTGAACACCCATTATTTTATACCTCGTTTTTTAAATCTTTTTATCTGTGCAGGTGTTCTACCAGTTCTTTCTAAAATTTTGTTCTTTTTTTGTCTTTCTTGTTTTCTATGTTTTGCTGCTTTGTTTGGCATTATCTTGGTCTTTCTTCAATTTGTAATGATGATAATCTTGAACGATGTGCAGTAGCTACAATGTTGTGTTTAAAATTTGGATGTCCTGCAAATAATTGTGGTTCTGTTGTACCATTAATTTCCCAATAGTAATCATTCCAATCAACAATATCACCAGTTTCAGGATAGAAATTTAATGAACCACTTGATAGATTTTCTCTTTGAAAAAACATTTCAATTGATGAATTGGTATCTGCACCAAATTCATCTTGTATTACTTCTGGTTCATTATAATTAATTAAACAATTAACTCTAAATCCTATATCATAATATTTAGCCGTAGATTCACCATAAACATTGTCTTCCGTTCTTTCAACATTTACTTTATAAATATCAACTGATTGACCAATGATTTCGTCAATCAATTCTTCATTCATTTGGTTGATTAAATCAAATTCTTTTTGTGGTATAAAAAATGGTTTTGTTTGAGACATTTATTTATCCTATGTATATTTTTAATGGTGCTTTATTCAATACTTCTTGTTGAGCATTTGCAACTTCTTGTTCAGTAACAGCTTGTTCTTTTTTACTAACAGCTTCAAAGAACTCTTTTAATTCTTCTGAAAGATTTGCTTTTTCTTCTCTACCTTCAGATTTCAAAGCCTCACCATCAAGTGATACTTCACCGTTAGGAAGTGGCATTGAAGCATATTTACTTCTAATTATTCCAAGAAGTTCTTTTGCTGTTGCTAATGTAAACTTTCTTATCCAATTTCTACCCATTGAATTTATTTCTGTATAGGTAATAAACTTATATGGGATATTAGATGGATCTGATACTTTTCCACTTGTGTGAGATTGAGTTACATCCGTTTTATCATCTCGTTTGTAATAATGGAAGTATATTTTACTACCATCATCATCATCTTTTGGTAATGGGAATATTCTCATTTTGTTATTTACTAATTCAAATGAATATGCTGATTTTCTTACTTTATCATTTGTTTCGATTGCATTTGCTCTACCTAAATCATAAGATATTGGCCTTAATATATAAGAAACTGCTGGGGATACATTACCCATACCAAATGAATCTAATAATTCAATATTATCATATGCTCCAGCAAATGGGTCATAGAATTTAGATATAGCAGCGGGACCTTCGTTGAATACTCGTTGAACTTCTATCCTATCAGTTCCCGTAACAGTTGATTCAAAATTACCCTCACTTGGTAAATCATAAACTTGTTGAGATGAAGTAAGGGTTATTGAACCTGTAAACATTGTAGTGTTACCACCAACATTTACAGCTTGTCCATATTGTTCTGATAGAGTAAATAAAGACATTCCCCCATTTGGAGTTTCAGCTTGATGTGAACCTGTACCACTATATCCAGAACCAGTAGTGGTGTTTCCATAATGTTCCCACATCCAATTCTTTGTATTGTAATGATTGATTTGTTGTGAATATTCTGATACTGCTTCTTCAAAACAAGCATATATAGAACCTGAACCAAACTCTAATTGCATAACTGGATGTCCGAGTTTTGTCGCCACATATTTACAGACAGTTAAACTATCGTTTTGAAATTCAGTATCAGAATCATAAATTCCATGTGGTGTAGAATCTACAACTGAACCTGAAGCTGAAGGGTTTTCATATAAAAATTGAAATTTTGACATTTACTATTCTCCAAAATTGGGTATTATTCTTCATATATAAATATCAAAATAAACAAAAAAGGGTGAGAAATTTCCCACCCTTTTGAGTTATCATATTATAATTAAATATTATGAAAGAGTTGCAGTGTCATTAAGTACAGCTTCTACATGCCAAGATGTTCCATCTGAAACACAACTCACCACATCACCAATTTTTCCATTAGCTAATGTAATAGCTGTTTTACCAGTAATTGGAGCTGATACAATAGTTGAAGCATTTGAAGCATCAATCATTTGTCCTTGTAGTTTTCCTATTTCACCACTTGAACAAGAAATGATATGGTTATGTGCAGAACCAGCTACAATTTTAAAATTCAAACCAGCTGTTGCAACAGTTGGTAAAACTAATGTTCTAGCACCACCACTCAATGAAATTAAAGCACCTGTATCTCCAGCCGCTAATGTTCCAACGTCACCAGTTTTAACTTCTATTTTTGAACCAGCGATTTGATTACCACCTAAGTCAATAGCACCAGTTATTGTACCACCATCGGTAAGATTTAGAGCACTTTCTCTGTTGGAAATTTTATATTTTCCTATTCTTTTTGCCATTTTTATTCTCCTAATGTTGAGTCACTACTCTCAGGATTGTTAATTTTTTTATACTAATGGTGTTTAGTGACTACTTCCACTAGTAAATTATAAAATATAATTCATATATAAATATTGAATAAAAAGAAAAACCCCTAAATTAATAGGGGTTTTTTCTTATCTAAGTTTGTAAAAAATTAACTTACACTAAGTTTAAGTCTTTACAAGAGATTGTACCATAAAACTCTGGTCTAATCATTTTCTTAGCATATCGTGTCATTACACCTTTTCTTGGTGTGAAGTCACTTGGGTCGTATACTAATGGAGTCATGATTAATGGTACATATGGAGAATATACAGCACCAGTTTCTAAGAAATTACTTCCTCTGAAACCAACAAGTATTTTGTTCTCAGTCATGTAAGGATTCTTATAAAC